GCTAAAATTGTTGGCCAGATTAGTCAAATTAATATAGACCCTAAAAATAGAGGACAATATTATTTTGCTGGCGATCCTGTAGTTGTTTATGATGGATTAACTTCAAACACCGCTCGAGGTGCAGCCGCAACTGTATCTGTAGCAACCACAGGTTCTATCTCAAGGATTAAAGTAGAAAATGGTGGGTTTGGTTACAGAGAATATCCAAATACAGTATTAAATATACTAAATGCTCCTGGCGCAGTGGCACACGTTGCATCTGTAAATCCAGCACCTAGTGGTATTGCCAATGTTAGTTTTATTCCTATTGATTTTATTGGATTAAAATCAGAAATTCGTTTAGATGCTGCAAATTATAATTTTCGTACAAAGTATTCATTTAAAGTATCTGCCAGAGCCAATTATTCAAATGGTGAGATAGTTTTTCAAGGAACAACCAAAGCTGCCAATACATTTAGTGGTGATATAGTTTTTCTTGATAGCACTAACAACTTTATTCGAGTGGCAAATACAAGAGGTACTTTAGGTAATACTTTTTCTTTAACTGGAAACACATCTGGTGTAAAAAGAATATTAAATTCCTATACAACTGGCGGACCAAACAATTTCTTTTTATTTTTTAGTTCAGGTGAATTCCTTCCTGGTGAAACAATTTTTCAAGGTCCTGATTTTGCCAATTCGACATTTCGTGCCACTAGTGTAAATACAGTAAACAATGAAATAAAATTATCGAATATTATTGGATCTCCAACTAGTGGTACCAATGTTACTGGTCGTTCTAGTGGTATTGTTCGTGTTTTAAGTTCAACTAACACAACATCAAATGCAAACACAACTTTGTATGATGCGTTTGATTTTAGAACATTTACAACATTTCCTATATCCTCTATTGTAGTAGATAATGGCGGAGGAGGAATTTCTTTACCTCCAATAGTTATAGCAGATTCTTTATATAAATCAGAATATCAAGAATTAAACCCATTAGATTCAAATACTGCTTATAATAGCCATTTAGTTGATTATGGTATACTATCTCCTATACAGATAACAACTGGTGGAACAGGTTATATGTCCAATGATTCAATCAGAATAATTGGTGGATCAGGTTATAAAGCGTTTGCAAATCTTGCGGTCGATGGAACAGGTAAGATTACATCGGTATATTACACACAAGACCCTAGTTCATTAATACCCGCACCACTAGGTGGTATGGGTTATAGATTAAGTGATTTGCCGACAATTTCTATACGAACATCGACAGGTTCAAACGGAGCATTATATGTTCCTGGTATTTTAGGTTCTGGTGCTGTTCTTACTCCAATTCCAGATGGTCGTATTGGATCGGTAACGACTATTAGCATTTCTGATTATGGTGAAGATTATATTGCTCAACCTAATGTATCTCTAAGAATACAGGATATTGTTGTGAGTAATGTATTCTCAATACACTTTCCAACTAAAGGTGACTTAGTATATCAATCTGCTGACGGAACAAAAGCTAATTCTTCATATACTGCTTTAGTTGAATCGGCATCAATCATACAAACAAATAATGATACCGCATTGTCGTTATATAACCTCAGAGTATTTAATTACACCTCTATACCAAAATTAGAATTACCATTAATTGTAAGTACCAAAGGTGCTTATATGAATATGACCAACGGTTATGTACCTTTAATATCCGATTCTAGATACAATCAAGATATTGGCGTTAAAACTTATGGTGATGGTTCGGCAAAGGCAACTGCCAAATTTTTAAATGGTCTAGTAATTGGCCAAGGACAATACTTAGACTCGAGCGGACAACCAAGTGGTTTTGATGTATTGCAGAACGAAACCTATAATAATTTTACTTATCAGATTACATTAGAAAAAGAAATTGCTAAGTATAGAAAATTCCTATTAGATTTATTACATCCTTCTGGTATGAAAGTTCTTGGTAGGTATGCTTTAAAATCTGAAGGTGATTTAGGTGTTAATATAGAAGATACACTAAACTCAAGCCACACATTATCAAATTATACTGATAACACATCGTCATCCGCTTCAATGACAGGCACATTTAGTAATCCAAGTACAAATATTGTAACATTTAGTAATTTAGTTGGTGCCAATCTACAAAGTTTTATAAGTACCGATAGTTCTATCCGCATGAGAAAATCTGATGGAACACCATTAGTCTTTGATAAAGTCACCAAGGTTACTAGTACCACAGTAACATTAGAGAGTAATGTTTGGTTATCTTTTGCCAATGTTGCTTATGGTGTAGGTACTTCAGGAAACACCATCATAAATATATCGTCACTTACGGGTTCTTATAATCTAGTGAATGGTGGTGTGTATAGTAATACTAGATATGCATTGATTGATGTTATAAAAACTGGTGATACACTTCTGATTGCCAATAATACATCAAAAACAGTATCGGGTGTTAATGCACGACAAGGTTTTGTAACATTAAGTTCCGGTTTAAGTGCCAATGCAAATGGTTTAATATCCATCAGTAGAACAATATCTACTACTGGCAATTATATTGAAATATTTGGTCCAATTGGCCAACAATATTACACAGAAATAACCGATGAAGATGGAAATTCATTAATAACAGAAGAAGGTGCTTACCTCATTTTAGGATAACAAATGTCAACAGTAAAAATTTCACAACTACCCTTATTAAGCACAATCAATGCAAATACCGCTCAAACTTCGTTTATTGGTATTGATTCTCCCACATTATCAACCAGTTTATTTACTGCTCGCACATTAGCACAAGGTTTATATAAGAATGAAATTTTAAATGTTGGAAATAATAGTGTTACTTTAAGTAATGTAATTGGCCAATTTTCTGGAACAGATCCTAGTTTTTTACAAGTTAATTTACAAAATTTTAATGCCAATGGTTCTTCTGACTATGTAGCCACAATAAGTGATGGTACTAACGATGTTGGTTATATTAACATGGGTATTAACGGAAAAAGTTATAATGATACTGCAACATATGGTGCTCTTAAAGCTTATGATGGTTATTTGTATTCTTATGGTCCATCAAGCACTAGTAGTCAAGGCAATTTAATTCTAGGAACTGCATCAACTGGTGCTAAAATCAATTTTATAGTTGGTGGCACACAACCAAATAATATTGTCGGTTCAATGACCGCCAACGGACTATCATTAAACACACAATCATATATTGTTTTCTCTGATGGTTCTATACAACGAACATCGGCTGCCACATTAAACTATTCACAAGCAGGTTTTGCTGTTGCCAACACAAACTCGGCAAATATTTCTTATCTATATGGTGTTAATACCACACAAAATACCAGAATTTCTGGTGTTGATAATTATTCAACATCGGCCTTTGCCAAAGCAAATTCAGTAGGTGGTTTAGCACAAGCGGCATTCAATTACGCTAATAGTTCTATTTCATATTTACAAAGTGTAGCCATTCAAGCTAACTCCAATTCAGCAGTATTGTTTGATATTTCAGCAACTCAAAACAATAATATTGCTTACCTACAAACAATTAACGACCAAGCAAATGCTAATATCTCGTTGATATTTGGTGTTAATACTACACAGAATACTAGAATTTCTGGTGTTGATAACTATTCAACATCAGCATACACACAAGCAAATATTGCCACAGGTTCTGCTCAGGCTGGCTTCAATCTAGCCAATGCAACGACTGGTTTAGCACAGGCCGCTTTCAATCAAGCAAACACTACGGCCACTAACTTGAGTGCCAATATTACTTACATTCAAGCAATCAATAACACACAGAATACTTACACACAAGGTGCCTACGATAAAGCAAACAATGCTTTAGCAAATACAACAGGTTCATTTGGTGGTAGTTTAACTGTTGCTGGTAATGTTACAACAAACTTTGTTTTTATTAATAATGATGTAACATTCCAATCTACTGGTGTTATTAAAACTTCAGCTGGTGTTAATAATCTAAACGATATTTACATTCAACCTGGTGCCGACATTGGTGGTTTTACAGGTGGTGCAGTATATGTTAATTCTGGTGCTAGTGCTTTTGGTGGCCGTGGTGGTGATATCACATTAACACCAAACACAGGAGTAATTGCGGCCGGTTCTGTTGTATTATCAGGTAACGTAGTTGCCAATACTACAGGCACCACATTCTCTGTGGACAATATTAAATCAGTATTAACATCATTTAGTGGTGCCGTTAATATTACTGGTGCAGTTAGAACGTCTAATATAATTTCTACAATTAGTTCATCAACTCCAGCAACAAATGCTTTAGTGGAGATTATTGGTTCATCGTCAGGTACAAAATCAAATCCATCAAGTGATGGTTATATGTTACACATTACAGGTAAAGATAATATACCAAGTAGAATAGTTATTGATAGTTATGGTGCCAATTCATATGCAGCATTAGATGGCCGAGCTTCTAGAGGTACAGTTGCATCACCTACAGCATCACAAAATAATGATGTGTTATTAAGAATTTCTAGTAATGCTTATGGATCAACTGGATATGCATCAAATGGAGTATCTAGAATTGATGTTGTGGCAACGGAAAATTTCACCGATGTTGCTCGGGGTTCTAGAATAGAATTATATAGTGCAAAAAATGGTACAAATACTGTTACTCAAATTGCCACATTTAATGCTAATACAGTAACATTTATTGGTACAGTCGAACCACAAAAAGGTTTCATTTACACACCAACAACTTATCCTGGTGCTCAGACAGCCATTGTAGTTGATTTTGCTAACAACTCATTGATTCGTGCTAATTGTTCTTCTGATATATCGGTAACTCATATCAATTATGTTGCTGGTAAAGTAGTTGAAATGTGGATAACAAATAGTTCAAGTCAAAGCAGGAATTTTGTACATGGATGTTCCGCTATCAATTCAACAGCGAATAATATATCATATGCAATTCCGTCCACTTCAAGTATTTTTGCCAGATACACATCATTCTATAATGATTTAGGAAATACCTTTGTGTCCATCATTCACGCATAATAAATAAACTATGGCAAATCAAAATAAACTTACATATTATCAAAACTATTCTGAGATAGAAAAAGATTTCTATGCGCCGGTTTCTATATTGCCTAATGGTAAATCAATACAAACAATGTATTGTTTCTTAGGTAGAGTAACTCCTTGGACTGATGATACAGTACCTGAGGTGCCGTTACAAACTCAAAGATATTTAAAATCGACTTACAAAGATATTTTTGTAATGAAAAGGATTACAACAAATGATATTTCTCCAGTAATTCAAAGAAACGATTGGGAATCAGGTTACATATATGATGCTTATGTTGATGATGCAGATATGTATGCTTTGGATCAAAATGGTTATTTGTTATACACATTTTACGTTAAGAACAGATACGACCAAGTATTCAAATGTTTATGGAATTCAAATCGTGCTGCATCGATAAATGAACCATTTTTTCAACCGGGAAGTTATCAAACTAATAATATATTTTACGGTGATGATGGGTATAAATGGAAATACATTTACACAATAGATATTGGACGTAAAAATAAGTTCATGGATATCCTTTGGATGCCAGTACCCGTTACCGCCAATATACCAAACCCATTATTATCTTCATCTGGCACAGGAAGTGTTGATGCTATTAATGTTATTAATCGAGGTAATAATTACGATACACAAAACTCAATTATTAGTATTGTAATCACAGGTGATGGTACTGGGGCTAATGCCACAGCAATAATTGATTCAAATACACAATCATTAACATATAAACAAATCACAGATGTTTCGGTTACTAATCCTGGTACAAACTACACTTACGCAACGGCCACGGTTACTGTATCAAATACTTCACTCATTACTGCGACTCAAGGTTCAGGCGCAATCCTGACTTCTCCTGTGTCTCCTATAGGTGGCCATGGGTTTAATCCTGCCACCGAATTAGGAGCTTCTAGGATTATGATTACCGCAGAATTTAATGGTACTGAAAATGGATTTATTCCAACAGATATTAAGTATCGCCAAGTTGGATTGATAGCAAGTCCTTCAGCAAGAAGTACCTATCCAGCACTCGCTAATGCTGCCATTTATAAAGCTTATACTGAAGTGTTTGTTTCTGCTGGTTTTGGTTTGTTTAACTCATCCGAAACTGTTTATCAAGTGTTTCCTGCAGGATCAACCACTATAGTATATTCAGGAACGGTACTTAGTTTTGATGAAGGAGCCAATCTGGTTAAGCTAATAAATACACAAGGCACTCCATCATTAAGTTCGCCACTATATGGTTCGACAGGAACAGTAAGAACATTATTAAGTAATAACTCAACAGACATCATTATAAACTCCGGTTATATCACCTATATAGAAAATAGAGATAGCATAGAAAGAAGTGATGATGGTACTGAACAATTCAAGTTTGTATTAGGATATTAAAGGAATAAAATGCCTCTGAATTTTAACGTTGCCCCATGGTATGATGACTTTGATGCTTCAAAGAATTATCACAGAATTCTTTTTAAGCCAGGTTTCGCCGTACAAGCCAGAGAATTAACACAAGCGCAAACAATCTTGCAAGACCAGATTACTAAGTTTGCCGATAATATCTTTAAACAAAATTCTCCGGTAACTGGTGGCCAAGTTACAACAAATTTATTATGTAATTATATTAAACTTCAATCAAGTTATCAAGGGACTACAATTGATTTGGATTTATTTGCTGGCCAATTAATTCAAGATACAACTGGTTTAATTACTGCTCGTGTTTTAGGTATAGTACCTGGAACCGGTGAAACTGGTGTTGGTGATCCTCCAACTTTAGTAGTTTCATATAATTCAGGTAATCGATTTACTGCAAATTCATTATTAAAAATTTCACTTACCAATACTTTTGCACAGGTTAGTACCGAAGCTGATGCTGTTGGTAATAGTTCGGTAGCTTCTATTGACCAAGGTGTGTTTTATATCTCATCAAATTATAAAAATACTGAAGGTATTACAGTATCATATGGTTCATTTGTTCAAGTTAATCCACAAACTACTGTTCTAAGTAAGTATAGTAGTTCACCGAATGCTCGAGTTGGTTTAAACATTTTTGAGACTGTATACGATTATATCAACGACACATCTTTGTTGGATCCTGCTGTTGGTGCTTCAAACTATCAAGCCCCTGGTGCCGATAGGTATGTAATTAAATTAACATTAGAATCTAGGCCACTAACCTTCGGTGATGATGATGGATTTATCGAGTTAATTCGTGTTGAAAACGGTAGTATTGCCAAGATTGTTGATGGTTCGGTTTATAACGTCATCGATGACTATTTCGCTAAACGAGACTATGAAACAAATGGTGACTATGTAGTTAATGATTTTAAATTAACTCCTAAAACCTATTCAACAAATGAAAATAAGTATACAATGAGTGTTGGTAAAGGTATTGCCTATGTTCATGGTTACAGAATAGAAAATCCTATTCAACTTGATATTCTTACCAACAGAGCAAGAACAACAGAAACACAAAATAATAATCCAGTATATTTTGATGTGGGTAATTTTTTCTACGTTAATAGTGTAAATGGTTCAAATACTTCTTTCTTCGATATCACAAGAACCCAACAGATTGATTTGCATTGTGTTCCTATTTCAAGAGTAACAGTTGGTTCTGAGGCTGCATATAAATCAACATTAGTTTCTACTGGTTATATTAGAAATTTAACTTATGACCGTACTGCTGGTGCTTCCGCAAATGCAAATTCGTATGTTTACAAAGCTTTTGTAAATGATTTAGTTGGTAATACTGCCACAGGTACTGCTCAGTCAGGAACAGCGGCCACAATTACTTTACCAAGTACATACACATCACAAAACGATGCCTATGTTGGAGTATCAATTACTCTTACTGGTGGTACTGGTGCTGGTGATATTAGAAATATTATTGGTTATAATGGTTCTTCTAAGATTGCAACAGTCAACCAGAATTTTACCACAACACCAGATTCTACAACAACATTCGCATTAAATTTCAATTTAACGCACGTAGAATCTTTAATGTCTTTGGCAACTCCAGGAACCTATCCATCAAATATTATAGGTAGAGCAGAGATTGACATATCAAGTAAATTTGGTAATACTGCCAATGGAGATACATTGTTACAAACTGGTGGTTCTCCTGAAATGATATTTAAACTTGGTAATCCTTTTGTTTCAAGTTTAACAAATACTTCATACGAAACAACTCAAGTTTGGAGAGGTGTAAACTTTACGGCATCTGGAGGTGTTACCTCGGCTGAATTGGATTATGCTTCTGGTTCACCAAACTATAATGGCATTATTAAATTTTTAGGTGTTCCTGGTGCAACATTAAGTTCCGATTTAATCAAACAATGTTTTACTGTTATCGTTACATCCAAAGGTTCGAATTCTAATTTTGCTGTTGGAGACATTTTACCTTGGATTTCTGATATTAATGCAAATAGAACCGTAACACTAGACGCAACAGCTACAAAAGCAACTTTCAGAACACTTAGTGCAGATATTACGTCTGGTTTTACAGCAACCATTGTAGCAAAAGTGTATGTACAAAATGCTGGTGCAACAACAATATTAAAACAAAAAACTTTAGTAACCGCCAATACAACAGGTTTGTTTACTGGATTTTCTACAGTTTCACCTTCATCTTCAAGTGTAAGTGGTGATTCAAATACTTTCATCGACACTTCTTCTTTTGGTCAAGTATACATAAAAAGTACAGGCATAGTATCTCCAGGAACTAGACAATCTTTATATTTGGTTGATGTTAAAAATATTGTTAAAATTATTGATTCTGGTAACCCAGCAACTGCTATTAATGCTGGTATGTTGAGTGCTTCACAATATAATATTACTGCTAATTTTAATTTTGATAACGGCCAAAGAGATAACTTCTATAACCATGCAGGTATAACTCTCAAACCAGGTGCACCAAAACCAGTTGGTAATATTTTAGTTTTGGTCAATTATTATGCACATACTGGCGGTGATGGATATTTTAGTAGAATGTCTTATAGTAATGAAGCTTATGAGCAAATTGGTAACTATCAAAGTTCTGAAGGTGTTATATACCCATTAAAAGATTCTATTGATTTTAGGCCATCAAGACTTAACAATACCACAGCGTTTACATTTAGATATGCTGATACTGGAGATACCTCAAATCGTTCAGGCACATTGTTACCTGACGATTTATCATTATTCTCTGGTGATTACGCATATTTTCTTGGACGAAAAGATAAACTGGTTTTAACAAAAGATAAAAGTTTCTTAGTTATTGAAGGCTCACCTAGTTTAACTCCACTTCTACCTGCTGAACCCGATGGTTCTTTGGTAATAGCAAATTTAACTTTAGATCCTTACACAGCGTTCTTACCAACAGAAGCACCTGCAGGATTTACTCCTAATTTGTCGATTGAAAAAGTGAAACATAAGAGATACACAATGCAAGATATTGCTGGTCTCGAAACTCGTATCAATCAAGTGGAGTATTATACAGCGTTAAATTCTTTGGAACAGAGTGCTCAAAGCTTGCAAATTTCAGATGCTTATGGGTTAAACAGATTTAAAAATGGATTCTTGACGGATGATTTTTCAAGTTATGCTACAGCAGACGGATACAATTCTGATTACTTAGCAACAATTAACAAAAGGGTAAGGCAGATGACTGCTAGCCAACTTGTTAATAATTATCCTTTGAAAGCCTTTGCTTTGGCATACAATATGGGTTCTATTTCACCAACAACAAGAAGTCAATTAGGTTATGCTATTGGTCAAGATGGTTATGTAAATTACTTTACTTTACCTTACACAACTGCTAACGTCATATCTCAAAAAATAGCAAGTAGAACGGTAAACATTAATCCTTTTGCTTATCCAACAGCACAAGGAACAATTAATTTATCTCCTAATATTGATACTTGGGTAGACAATTCTTTTTCACCTGCTTTATTGATTACTGATCCTAGTATGCA